CGTGGATCTTTTGAACTCAGATGAGAACTCGAACTAACAACAAGGTCTTGAATACTGCGTCCTGTACAGGAGCTGCTTACACTTATGTAAACACCTTCTGCAACGGGACTACTGGATCGGGGACATCCTCGTTTCCAGCTATCAACAATGTGATATCCGCGGAGCGTGATGAACGCATAACGGACTCACTTGGGAAGGGACTTAGTCATGCCTGCACTCATAGAGTACATCCTTGGATTGTATCCCAGGACCTTACTTCTATTGTGTATGGTTCGACATCCGCGGGTCAGAACGTTGTACAGTCTTATAATCGCCCACTTGCGTGGTTCGATAATAATGCTGGAATCCGTTCTTATCACGGTTGGGACGTAAGTAATAATACGAGCGTCCCGCCCTTTTGGACCTTGACACTCCCTGGTAGCGAAAACGTTCTTAAGGAAGACGTTTTAGAGAGGGCGAAAGGCCTTAAGGCCGATCTCCTTCTAGACTACGCAGAGGCTAATCAGATGTGGCCATCCGTTACGTCATTAGCTACTTCTTTGCCTAATATGGCAAGGTCGTGGCGTGATTTACGCAAAGTGGTCCGCACGGCTAGTGGCGCGTATCTCGCTTGGAAGTTTGGCGTTTCGCCAGTTCTAAGTGATATACAAGCTGTTCACCGTTATCTGCCTAACCTAGTTAGGGATGTAAAACGTCACGCAGCTGCTCAGGCGTCTAGATACAGCTCTTCAGCTGTTGTTCTGGCCGCCTTCAGCCAAGGAGAGTATCAGTCTTCCATGCAAAATGGATTCAAGACTGTCTCCTACACACATCAGGGTAGATCTGTATCTACCCCTGTGGTGCGTTACGTGTTAGTAGTTAAGCCGAAGACAAAGTATCATACCGCATTTTTTAATGCGGCTGATACATTGGCTTCTCGGTTTGCAACGTCACCTGCTAGTTTCGCTTGGGAGAAAGTTCCTTTTTCCTTTGTCGTAGACTGGTTTGTGGATTTGCGCGGAGCTCTTCGTGCTGCTGATAACATCCTAGGGTCTTCACCCTACGAGGTTGTTAGCTTTACGAGGAGCTACGGCTACCATCTAGCAACCGACTGTTACTTGGACCTTTATAGTCCTTGTAATGGTGGGAAGCTAGCTGGATTTCGACAGTGTTCGTTAGAGTACAAACACTACGAGCGGTCCATAGTTTCATTGGGGGCTTCTTTGCCCTCTCTGAATCCGCGATTCGGAAAAAATCAAGCCGGCATTTCTGCCGCTTTGATATCTCAGCAGTTGTCCAAAATAAGACGCTGACTGAGATCGAATCGTTTAGTTAGTTATGTATTGTTAACATAGACATATATATGCCTAAGTCAAAACCTCAGATAAGTCATAGAATTGTCCATCTCTCTCTAATGTTGAGAGTTAAGGACAGTTCAGTATTCGCAGTAGACTGGTCTTACCATGATAGTATTGTTACTCTCATGCTAGAGCAGTTTGCAGCTCGTCTCAAGAAATCCCGTTCCAAAAGGAACTGGCTCAAGAAACACGCTAGAATAGATGTATCTGGGGTCTCTAAGTTTATCAAGGATTTTAACATCCCTGTTATACTTGACACTTTCGCACCTGAGAAATCTGGTGCGTGGGTGAAGAAGGTTTAACTAACCTTCTGGAGATTACAATACATAGCTAAGTCCACGTTAGAAAACAAAAAACTAAAACTACCATGAATGCCGATCTGACATTCAACTCAGTTGTGTTCAAGAAAACCTTCGATGTGAAGGATGAATCACAACGTCAATCGACTGCTCGCGGGGTTACTACCCCTGATCAGTTGATTATCAAATCCCAGGATTACGTCGATTCCTCCACGAAAGTGGCGGGTCGGCGTTTCACCGGAAGGATTGATCGCACCGATATTGACGCTAATCTGCAGAAGATTTTAACTTCTGCATATTTCGTCATTGCTGTTCCGGGGACAGTCACTCAAGCGCAGCTCGACGTTGTCGTAGCTACGTTTAAGGCGGCTGTCGCGGATGCAACGCTCGTTGCGGCGATCCTCAACAACGAGAAGTAATTCTCGTTTAGAGGTCATGAGTTGACTCGTGTCTATATGCGCATAGCGCACGGCACGGGTTACATTAGTCAGAACATCAGGCATAGTGGTACTCCATGATATGCATGCAATAGAGCAAACATATATAAGCCTGCTAGCAGATGTAGCAAACCTTACTGGGTTCTCTGAAATACGAGGATCTTTTATTGACCTACAATGGTGTCTCATAGAGGCGCCTAAGCTAGAGAAGTATGTCCTGAAGTGTGTTGAGGAAGAGAGAAATCTCGACCCCAGCATATTCCCGGACGGGTTGAGGAGACTCGCATCTGGATCACAAAGTGATCCATACAAAATGCGATATCTTCGACAACTTCTTCTGTTCTGCTACAAGGCCTCCGTTACACATGACAAAGATACCACCAAAAAATCGTTCCAAGATTTCCTTGAAACGAATTCTTCTGTTAGTGAGTTTGGGTCTAGTCTTTCAAGACTATCTCCCTTACTCCTTAACAGAACTCGTCGACATGTTCAGTCGGTTTTGCACTTGTTCCGAACGAAGGGAATAGTCCCAAGTCACGGACCAGGAGCTGTTACCACCTCTAAGGAGAGATGGCAGCACCGATTCAGCACCATAGAGTCAGTGTTTCCGTTCAGTGATTGGTTCTCTCTGTATTATAACAGGGATCACCTCGCACAGATTGAAGACACTGTCTTTGATGCTGACATAGAAGCTAAGCTCATCGCTGTCCCAAAAGACAGTCGTGGGCCTCGTCTAATATGTGTGCACCCTGCTGAAGCCATTTGGATTCAGCAGGGTGTGCGTCGCGAGCTAGAGAGATGTATTTCATCTCCTAGGACATCTCAGGGTCCATGGCCTTATGGCCATGTATTCTTTGATGATCAGTCGGTAAACGGCAAGATAGCTCTCCTATCTAGTAAGTCGAGGCGATATGCCACGATAGACATGAAGGAGGCGTCGGACCGTATATCGGAGTCTCTTGTACAGATCCTCTTTGGGAGGAAGTACAAGTACTTCGGTTGTTGTCGAGCTCAGAAGGTACGTATTCCTAAGTGGGATTCAGGAATGGATCTCACGCAGGATATCGCAAGCTACGCTCCAATGGGGAACGCAACCACGTTTCCTGTGCAAAGCCTAGTCTTCTGGGCCATATGTGTATCGTCATTGCAGCGCCAAGGGTTTCATCAACCCGGTGCTGTCTTTGTGTTCGGTGATGACATCATTGTACCTTCAGAATGTGCCGAGATCGTTTGTAACGATCTTGAATCATTCGGATTGCTCGTCAACAGGACAAAATCCTTTTGGCGAGGGGCCTTCCGCGAATCATGTGGCGTTGACGCTTTTAATGGCGTTAATGTCACACCAGTTCGATGGAAGACTACGATTGATGCCGAACATGTTATGGGATTGCAGTCTCTCTCAGATATAGCTATGCGCTTGCGCTTAGCCGGATATGAGGAGGCTGCAGCTACTACGTACCAAATCCTACGACGTCGACTTCGCAGTATCGCAAACAAGGAGTTGTTCTTAACGAACAACAAATTGCATGGTGGTATTGCTGAGTTCACGTTTAATGAGCCCTATGTTTGGCGCGATGCCTTTTGGCATCGGTCCTTGCAATGGTATCATAGTCCGGTTTGGAGGCTTGAGAGTTCCCCTCATAAGAGAGGAATTAGTGATTGGAATCACGTTCTCGAGTCCGTGTGCTCTTTAGAGCGCACGCGTCATAGCTCGATCCCAGTCAGACACGTCCTTCGACGTGTGAGGCTGAATCGAGGGTGGATACCAGTGATGTAACAATCTCACTGGTGGGCGATTCCCTTAATCG